GCATCAGGCTCTGGATTTCGGCCCGAACAGTCTGTTGCACGCCTGTAGAGACGTTGATTGTTTGTTGTACGGTCACGCCGCCACCGCCGCCAAGCGCATCCTTGGTTTGCGGCACGCTGAGAATACGCCCGGCAGACGACGGAACGAACAATTCCCGGCCGTGTTCACCGATGATTGATGGCTGCCCAGGTTGGATCGTTCCGCCTTGCGCGTGACCGGCAATTCCTAATGAGCCTCCACCAAGCGCATCAGTATTGCCGTCAAACAAATCACTCAAAAATCCACCGGCACTCCCCAGCAGTTGCCCCAATCCGCCTAGCAATCCGCCAGCCAATCCGCCCTCTCCGGCCTGCATGAGCTTCTGCGACTCAATGCGGAGCAGATCGGAGATGATCGAAGCCGCCATTTTCTTAAAGGCATCCTCAACTTTCATGGTGCCGGAAAGCATGTTTTCGAATGCTTCAATGAAGTTTTGGTTCAGTGATTCTATGGTTTGATCCAATTCGACCACTTCGTTTTTTACCGCTTCCAAATTCTCTGCGGTTTTTTTCGGCGCTTCGGTAGCTGTTTTTTTCGGCGCTTCGGTAGCTGTTTTTTTCGGCTCGCGACCCGGCAATTCAAAAGGCTTGATTGGATTGCCCAAATCAATCACGCCGTCTTTTGCTTTTTTCAGCGCCTCTTGCAGCTTCTCAACATTCGCCGTTGCGCGCTCCAATTGATCCGTCAATTGCTGCGGCGCGGCTTCGGAAAGCAGCGCGTCACGCTCTTTGATTAGATCAACGATTAGTTGCTCTTGCTCCGCCACCCGTTCGGCAGAAATGCCAGCCGCTGCCCTTCGCGCGTCTCCATATCCAACCGTGATTGTGCTAAGAGCGGCGCGGGCAACGTCGATGTCGTCAGTAAGCGTCTTGTATTGCGAACTTTGCAGCCGCATCGCGCGGTTTTCTTCCAGCGCCGCACGCGCGTTTTCAAGCCTAGTTTTTGCCTCGTCCAGTTTAGTTTTAGCCATCTCAAGTGACATTTTGCCACCGCGCGCAAGCTGCTTCTCTAACGCTTGGCTGGCGCGAATTTCGCCGCCCATACTTTTGATGTTTTCGCGAATTGCCAAATCCACATGATCCGCGCCGCTGACAAAATCGTCTACAGCGTCCACGATGTCAGCAATCGCAATCGCTAGGCTCGCCGCATTTTCCGCCGCCCGCACAAGGAGCGGCGCAAGCCGCCCCAGAACCGTGCTAAATTGCGCGCCAATAACCGTATTGGCCGCGTCGAACCGGTCTTGCATTTCCTCTGCGTTGCGGATCAGTTCCTCATCGATCACAACGCCAAGATCGCGGAACCGCTTGCGGGATTTTTCCAGTTCCGAAGCCCCTCCCTTCAGAACATTAACCATGGCGACTCCTTGTTCCCCGAATAGCTGCGTTGCCGCCGCCGTCCTATCCGTGGCGCCCTGCAATTTCGCAAACCGGTCAGCAATAACGCCTAGCGCTTGATCCAACGGGATGCCCGTCAATTCCTGCGCCGTGAGCCCCATCGCCTCCAGCGCTTTAACTGCCGTGCCGGTGCCCTGTTCCGCCTCGCCTAGCCGCTTCGAAAGCTGTTGAAGCGATTTATCTAGCCCGCCTTTCGAGACGCCCGCGCTAACCGCTGCCGCCCGCAACTCTTGCAGCGCATCGGTGCCAATGCCGATGGCGTCCGCCTTTTTGCCGATTTCGTCCATGGCCGAGGTCACGTTCTTAACCGCAGCCACAACCGCACCCGCCGCAATCGCTGGCAAAAACCGCTTTGCCGCCGCCCCAAGCGTGTCAAACGATTTGGATGTCTGCGAGAGGCTCTTCTGCGACTGCTTTGAGAACCGCTCAACCCGCCGCTGGTTTGCGGTCATCGCCTTCGCGAACTCTTTGTCGCGGGCGGTAAGAATAATGTTCAGTTCCTGAGCGGAAATCGCCATTTTTAACCGTACCTTTCCGCCAATGCCCTAGCTTCCGCTAGGCTGGGAGCATCCGATCCTGGTTTTTTGGGGCTATGCGCCTCTTGCCAGCCCTCAAACACCAAGAAGACATCGCGCGGGATCATAGCACGTAACTCGGTCGGCTTGATCCCAGTGATGATAGCGTTTTTAATCAGCCGCCGGACGTTTAATTTTCCGGCCGGCTTGACGCTTTTTTTTTACAGGTTGCGACTGATCGCCAATATCCGGCATGAAAGCCACGCCAATAACCGCCTGCGCAAGTTGGTAATATGGAAGCAGGCTTGCCGCGCCACCCGCCTCAACGATTTTATCCGCTTCCGCATCAGTTTTTCCGCCACCCACCAAAGCCAACGCCACGAGATCGCGCACTTCTGACGAGGTCGGTTTCTGACCTCGACCAAAAAAGCCGTCCCATAAATCAAACACGCCACGATGCTTGTCCTCGAAGCGCTCGATTTCTTTGCATCGCAGGATCAATGTATAGGAGACGCCGCCGATATTTTCGACGACGCCTCCACGCGGCGCTTCAGCCGTTATTGCCACGTCTACGCCGCCGTGAACGTAACCGCGCCATTGCTTTCCATGGATGCGGAGAACGTCACCGCGCCCTCAGTTTCGCCGCCAAAATCCAACGAGGTCACGCGGAACTCGCCGGCGTAGGTGCCAAAGTCGGGAACGACAATTTCGAAATTGGCCACCGGATCGGCCTGCATCGCAATCGTGTTCAGTCGCACTTCTTGTGCGGCTTCGTCCAAGAAAATGCCATCGCCGGAAAGGCTCACCGCTTTAAGGCCGTTCAGGCTTTGCGCCCAGAGCACGCCGCCGGGCGTCGTCGCATCCGGCGTAGTGACATCAATCGCCGAGTTGTTGATCGTCAGCGTCTTGCTGTTCATTCCGGCAAATGCCGTGAAGGCCTCAGAGCCAGAGCCGTCGCCAATTTTGAGCAGTAACGCTCGACCAAGTTGTTTTGCCATTTTCTAGGCTCCATCAAAGGGACCGGGCGTCATCCGACGCTCGAATGCGCGCTTGCCCAAGGCGCTGGAAGGGCAACCTCAATTATGTTGTTGAGGTTTCCAGCATCGCCGTGAACAGAGCGCGGCCAGTATAACCGCGGCCAACCGCGTCGTCTCTTTCGACGAAATAGTCATTGCAGATCAGTTCTATTGGATTGGCCCAAGTATCGGTATTCACGATTTTGTCGCCATTTTCCAACAGAATAACACTGTTATTTTCTTGCAACACGTATCCTGTATTGACCCGATCCGCCAACATCAACGAACCGAGCGTCTCCTCTTGCCGATGTAGCGCCGCCCGCACCGCTTCCACTATCCGGGAAGCCTCAACCCGGCCAGTGACGCGAGAATACGCCTCAATCGTAAATGACAGGACAGAACCAAGGCTTCCGTCTGTGTCGTCCGTGTCCGCCACGATGCTGCCAAATCTTGCATAAGGATAGGTCACGTTGTCCGGCGGCTCGTCATACAGTCGAGTCGAAATGAGCGACTCCAGATCAGCATCTGCCAGCAGCGCTGCGCGGACCGCTTTTTGCAAAGATAATGCGTAGCCGTCGATTATCATCTATAGCCCGCCTCTTTGATCGCCTTGCGAATCGCGCGATTTATGCGCCCGGCATGTTTTTTACCAAGCAACTTCTGAGTGCGGCGCATAAATGGCATAGGCTCAGTTGTGCCGCGATTGAGAAGACCATTCCGGCTTGGCGCTCTGCGATTGCGGGTGTAGCGCCGCCCGAACTCAATAGACAGCGCCTTGGCTTGGCTCGATCCGTCATCTGGCGCGGCCTCGACCGATGCGCGCAGTGATCCCGGCTGAAAATCAAATTTTGCGTGAATGCCACGCTTGAGATCGCCACTATCGACCGGCGCAAGCGTCCTAGCCCAACGCACGCCTTCCAGAGTTGATTTTCGGATTGCATCGCCGATGTATTTCTGTTGCTGGCGCGGGAGCGTATTAAACGATTTGAGAACGTCCTTCGCATCCACCTTCATGGCGCAATGCCTTTTTCAAGCATCATCTCCAACATCTCGCCCTTCGCATCAATCTGCGAAATAGAGCGGATCGCCCAGGTTATGCCGCGTGCGATCACGCGATCCGCTGCGGTGATTGCCTGCGTGACAGCATCCGACCTGACGCGCATAGTTGCTGCCGCCACATCTTGAAGCGCACCGCCTTCTATCGCTTCTTTCCCCAGCCGCTCGCGCAGGTCGGCATGGCGATAGGCATGATCAGCCCAAGCGCCGGTTGTGTTGCCATAGTCATCAGTCGTGCTGGCCATGCGCTGGAACGTCACGCGGTCGCGAAGGAGGCCGGATCTACCCATACCAGCGTTCCCGGTGCAGGTTCAGCATATCCTCAAATCCGAACGGAAGCGTTTTGCTGTTAAGCCCAATCAACTCGTTTTCGCGGTTCTCGTACCAATAGGCAATCAGCATAAGCATGGCGTGCCGGATCGTGTCAGGCACGTCTGCCGAAGCCCCTCCATAACCTGCCGTAAACTCAATTTTGATCGAATCCGGGCGGACCTGTGAAACAGGCCAATTAAAGCCGGTTTTCGGCTTTATGACCTTGGAAAACGGCAAACCAAAAATGTCAAAATTGACCAGACTGTCAGTCTGCAATACGCCGTCCGTGTCGTAATACTTCACCGCATCAACGGACTGGACCGGCCCTAGCTGGAGCGTGATTTCACGATTGGGTGTCTGGGGTAGCCATTGCGCCCAGGTCTGCGTGATGACGCATTGCCCCAAGACGCCTTTGGCGTCCACTGTGGCGACCGCAACATCAATCAGCCGATCAAGATATGTGTCCTCATCGCTATGCTCAATACGCAGTTGCGCTTTGACCTCCGACAAGCTGACAGGCAGCGCCGCCGGTGCGGTCACAAGCTCCAGCCGTTGGAGATCGGTCATCATCACTTCGCAGCCTTGCGCGTTGCGGTCTTTTTGGTGGCAGTTTCAACCGCCGCCGGTTGATCGACGATTTCGCCAATGCCATTTTCGACGAGACGCCGAACATATTCGGCATCATCTACATCAATGATGTCACCGGAGTTGTGGCTGAAATCTATACCGGCCATTGATGTCAAAAGTTTGATTTTCATAACAGATCCTGTTGAAGGTGGGTGAGGGCCGGAACCCTCACCCGTTATCCCCAACCTATGCAGTGATCAAATGCTTGACCGCGGCACTGTTGGCCAACACGCCGTCGAAACGGATCAGACCAGCAATACCAAGATCCGGCCAGAATCGTTCGCGGACAACGGTCACAACTGGAGCGCCGACTTTCCGAACGTAGAATTTCGAGAAGTCGCCGAAGATCATGACCTTCTGACCAGTCGCCAAGCTGGGCATCGCTTGGTTGACGTAGTAGCGATAGCCCAGGATGCTGCCCGGCACGCCGACCTGATAGTTGCCCATTTGCCAGAGATAGTTGCCGTCGCCGTCTTTCAGCTTGCGAATGGCAGCGAGAGTGCTGTCGTTCAACATGAAAGCCGCTTTAGGGCTGGACCGATAGGCCGGATCGACCGAGTGCAGCAGGTCGATGATTTCATCTGCCGTGATCGCTGCAACCGCCGCAGCGGTCTTGCCGAGGCTAGAACCGGTCACGATACCCTGGACATCAGACGAACCGCTGCCCGTGGTCAGCTTGCTGTTAGCAATCCGGCCCAGGCGCTCGCCCAGCAAAGAGCCCAGGATCGGCTCCATATTGAAGATGGAATCCTGCGCCAGTTCGTAGGACCACTTGACCCATTCTGTGTCGAATGCGTAAGCGCCAAGCTGGGCCTGGCCGAAAGTAACGTCCTTGCCGCCGTCATCCGTGAGCGCGGTGCCTTCGGTATGAGCGACCGCAGTCACTGCCGTGTCATTGACAGTCGGAATGTTGAACGTCGCGCCGGTCGATGTGTTGAGGGTGGTGCAAATGTCCTCATTGTACATCGGACCATAAGCGGCCATCGCCTGATCAATGAAATTGGCGAGTTCCACCGGCACGGTGTAGCCGCCCGCGCTGTTGGTGCCCGCAGTCTGAGTGCGAGCCTCGACGTTTTGAACGCCAGCGCGCAGGACGTTGCGAACCTCGGTGTCAAGTCCGTCAATGCCGCCATTGCGAATCAGTTCATAGAACGCTTCGCGATAGGCAATCGCCTTGCCGACATCAACGCCACGGCCCTCAGCATTTGCCGGAACCGGACGCTTGGAAATGTCCACCTCTTTCGCACGGACTTCGATGCCGTCGATTTTTTCGTGACGCTCGACCAGAGCCGCCAGCCTATCATGCTCGGCCATAGCTGCATCAAACTCGCGCTCGATTTCAGCCGCGCGAGCCTCATCGGTCGAATCGGTAACTTCATTCAGCTTTGAGCGGGCTTCGGTCGCAATCCGCGCCATCTGCTCCCGCAGGTTCTTGAGATCAGCCAATTTAGGCCTCCATCTAAGGGACTGGACGTCTCCCGACGCTCACTCCAAGCCTTGCCCAAGGGCCGGGATAAGGGCAGAAAGAGCGAGAGCCGCCCTTACTTGACCGGCAAAGTCCGCTTCATGCGGAGCCGCCGAATTGCCTGGGTTTGCTGCCGTTTTTCCGCGCGGAACGCTTCCAAACTGCGCAATCCAATTTCTGTACCTTCGTAAGCTGGTGTGGTGACAATGCTCACATCGTGAAGCGAAACATCTTCAATCGTCCGCTTTGGCATTTCGCCGCTTTCGTCCCAGCTTTGCCGTACCGGGATAAAGGCAAAACTCATCTTGTCCAGATCACCGCGTTTCATTTTCGGAACCAGTGCCCGAACGTCGGGGTCAGAACCATCAAGGACGGTCTCCATGTATAGACCGCGGTCGTCCTCAGATAGCAATAGCGTGCCAGAGCGAGTGCGCGCCAGCGGCAAGCCTTCGTGATTGACCAGGAACACAACATCATCATCGCGCTCAAGCGCATTGCGAAATGCTCCAGGCGCTATCACCTCGGTGAATGCTCCGCCAATTTTGGTCTCCTGACCAAATACCGCTGCATAACCAGCGACCCGAATCTGATTGTCGTCATCAGAACGAATTTCAACGGATTCGGAAAGTGTTCTGATTTCACGATCAGCCATGTCGGTCCCCAAATAATCGCTCGCAATATCCGTAATATCACCTTTTGCCGGATGTTGCAATTCTGCGACTCGGTCATCATTTTCGGCAGCTATGATCCGCCGGGACCAGGAATAGCCCGGATCGCCGCTCCACAAAGCCCAGGCGATGCGCCCATTGCTTGGATAGCCATCCTCACCGGGCCGAAAGCCTTCTGCATCTTTGTCGATTTCATGCCGATCAAAATATGCTTTCATCCGGCGCACAGTATCAATCGACAGGTCACGACCGTTCGAGATATCGCGAGCCCGCGCGATGCCGACCGCAGTTCCGCCCCGGCCAAACTCCCGCCGCCACTCCAAGCCGCGATTGGCCTCACGTTTCATCGCGTCAGTTGGAACCGGCATCAGCACCGCCTTGCGAGGTTAGCGGGACAGTGGCTCCCTGAATCATTAGATCATCGCCGCCTGGCAGCGGCGGCAGGTTTTCAATTTTACGTACCTCGTTTGGCGTTCGAATGCCGTTTTGAATTGCGGTCGCATGGGCCTGCATTCTAGTGGCAAGATCGCCGCGCATCAGGCCGTCAAGATTGAACTCGACAAAATATGGTGAGCCCCGCCCAAACAATTTCAGGTTCAGTTCGGCTTCGAACTGTTCGATCCACCGCTTGACGGTGTGCTTCACAAAATGAAGATCTTGCTGTTCCGTGTTGCTAAACGTGCCATGCGTCAAATCCTGGAGGAAGATCGGCGGCAGGTTATAGATGCGCGCGATTTGCTCGATAGAGAACCGCTGCAACTCCAGAAGCTGCATTTGCTCTGGATTAAATCCGATGCTTTTCAGTTCGTGGCCTAGCGGCAATGCCATGACTGGGCGACCGTCACGCGCCAGCTTCGCCATCGTGCTCGCCACGTCTTCAGATGCACGCGATGCCGCCGCTCCGCTCTGGAATGGGCCGGTCATTACCGCAGGCGGAACGCCGCCCGCTTGAAACGCCTTTGATCCATACGCGCTTGCAGCGATAGCCATCCCGATTGCATCGCGATTGGTAGCAATCGGGCCGCGATGATCAACAAAATCATGCTCCAGCATGAACGGAATGTCGATGATGTCGGTCGCAGGATATGTTTTTGTAAGTTGTGATCCGATCCGCACATCATAGAACTTTCGCCCCTCAAACATGCGGACGGTCAAAAGCGTCGGATCAAGCGGGTATAGGTTCACCACCTCACCGGAGTTGTTGCGCTCGATGTAAGTAATGCCGCGCCCGCCTGTGAAGACCTGATCAAATGTGTATTTTCTCCACTCAAAAGACGACATCGCCGGATTGACGGCCTCTCCCAAAATCAGCGGGAGTTGATTGCCAATGCTGGGATTAACCTCATCGTAACCATCGGGGGTTTGCACATACATTTTGAGCGGCAACCCTGCGATGGTGCCAGCCAGGAAATTAACAGCAGCCCATACGGCAGGCACGCCGAGCGCAGTGTTGATGTTTACTGTAACGCCCGCAGAGGAAACAAAATCGCCCCAGCCCATAACGCGCAAAAAATCGCTCGACGAAATCGGAACGCTTGGATTCTCAATCGAGCCCCGCGTTTCCGACCGGCGGAACAAATCTAACACGCCCATTACACCGCCATCCTGTAGTCGGGATCATCCCACGGTGACGAATAATGCACAATTTCATCGCCAATGCAACCTAGGGCCATTGTCATGGCAACGATGCCGTCAATCTTGGCATAAGATTTCGCCTTGTTCAGTTTGCGATTGCCTGCCGGATCGCGCTGCACCACCGCCCCAGCCGCGCACATGTTCAGGATTGGATTGTCGCCGTGGCAAAGTTTATGCTCGGCAATAAGCCGCTCGACATTATCCACCGCCGGAGCCATGTCCTTGAAGCCTTGGCCAAATGCCTTCATCGGAATATCAACGCCGATTGCGTTTAGTTCCCGCTGGAAGTCGTTAATCCGCCATCGATCATATGCCAGCATACGCAAATCGTACCGTTCCGCCGCCTCCGCAACAGCCTGGGCAACAACCGCAGGCACAATGACCGGCCCCGGAATTGTGGTCAAGTGACCCTGATCCGCCCAAATATCATATGGCACGCGCTCCGCCCTGGATTTCTCGCGCAGCCCATCGGCAGGCAGAAAGAATTGCGGCACGATATGGAACGTGTCGCCTTTCGGAAAAACTAAAACGAACGCTGTCAGATCTCGGCTGGCTGATAGATCCAGCCCAGCGAAGCAAACATCGCCATCATCGATGTCCGTAGGTTTATTGTTCGCCTGCCATTCTCCTTTGCTGATAAATGGGCTTTCCGCTTCAATCCGCTGATTCAAATAGAGCCACCGAAAGCTGTGTTCCTTGCTGGGCATCCGTGCGGCTTGCTTGGCGAAGTCTTCCACATCCTGGAGAGATCGGAACTTGCCAAGCGCCGGATTTGCTGCGCGCCAAGCCTTGCGGTCGCCAACCTCGCAATCTTGCGGCGCGGTGTAGAGATGACAGACAATGCGCCTGTCGTTCGCCGCCGCTGCATCATCCAGCCAGACGGAGAATAGGTCACCGTCGGTCGCGGCCTGAGTGCTGATAGCAATCAACAGCGGGTCGGCGTGCGCGCCTTGCGCTGTCTCGATGGCCTCCACAAAAGCATCCGCCGGGCCGCGAACCTGCCCGACCTCATCCAAGATAGCCAGCACAGGAGAAAGTCCGTGCGCGGTGCCCGCCTCTGCGCTGATCGCCTTGTATTCAACATTTCGCGCCAGCCCTACCAGCGATTTTTGCGAAGGCACGATTTTTATAAATTGGCTTAACATCGGCGAAAGCCGAACCATCTTTTCTGCCAGTTTGAAAACCAAGGACGCTTGGTCCCGGCTGCGTGCGCCGCTGATAATCTGGCTATTCTGGCGAGCCTCAGGGCCGACAAGATGGGCAAGCAATATTGCGGCGATCAATGCCGACTTGCCGTTTTTCCGGGCCACGCTCAAATAGGCGCGGCTGGTTCCAGCCGGATTATCATAAATGTCCCGGATGAATCGCTTCTGAAACGGCAGCAGCTTTAGCGGTTTGCCTACGTCAGCACCTTCTGGCGTCAGGCAAAATTTTTCAATGAATTGAATGACTTTGGTGGATCTGGTCATATTGGAGCGTGCGGGTCAGTGCCGCCCTGCCGCTGTACCTCCAAGATGGAGGCCATCGCCTGCTTCGCACGCTTAGGGTATGGCTTTGCAAGGGGCAAGATACGCTCACGCATTTCCGCCATCAATTCACCGGTAAAGCAATTAGACCGTCGTCACTAAAGGCGCGCAGAGCATCAAACGCCTTGTTCGCATTCTGCGCAGCGCCATTGATTGTGCGCGGATCGCTGGCGGTCTGGTTCAGGCTCATGGATCGGATCACCGCAAGCTGCCGCCGCTCCAGCGTATCAATGACCGTGAATAGCGGATTTGGAATAAGCGTTCCGCGCTTGTTTTCCATCAGCGCGCCCGTGTGATCCAATACCGTTTGATGCTTGCGAATGTCAGCCTCCATGCGCACGACCTTCGCCAGCAGCAGCAGATCCATGTCCCGCCAATCCTCGCGTGCGCGTGCGCGCGTGAACTGGCCCCAGATGATATGTTCTTCGGCGCTGCGAAGCGTGACGCCTTCCGGCATCGGGATTGGCTCAATCGCGCCTTGGAAGCCAGCGACTGCGGCAGTGGTTGAGTTCTTGTC